CGTCGGAAGACGGCGACTGGGAGTATGTGTAACGATTTAGATCACGGGCTCGCGAATAGAAAGGGGGAACGATGGAACGGCAGACTGGTGAAGAGAAGCAGAGCGGAACGGTCGCGACTCGCGGTAGCGAGTCCGCCGTGGAGCATTTGGTTAGCGGCCAAACGGTGACTTGGACCGAAATGACGGCGAGAAAAAGAGGGTCTTTTCGCCTCTCTACTAAAACCGGCAAAGTGGTCAAAGACTGCGGCCAAATGGTTGTGGTGCGGTACCGTGGCAAGGAAATGACCATTTTGCGTAGCAGACTGAGGACCGAGGATCAACGAACGGAGTTGACGGAATTCGTTATGGAGATGGGCCAGAGCGTTTGAGCATGACTGGGGAGGAAAAATGAACGAAGGCAACCGGTTGGAATCATTGCGGCGCGAACAGATCGAGGGGGGTTGGCCTCCGGTCGATGCGATGGTTATATCCGTTCGGCAACCGTGGGCATGGCTGATAATCAACGCTGGAAAGGATATCGAGAATCGGGACTGGTTCACAAAAGTCCGTGGCCGCGTCCTCATTCATGCCGCCAAGACAATAGCAAGGCGGGACTGGATTGAAGCGTGGGATTGTGTGCGGCATATCTGTCCGGAAGCATGGGAAAAAGGAAAGCGGGAAATTCAGGAAGGCATGATCGAGCGTGGCGGGATCATCGGCAGTGTGGAAATAGTGGACTGCGTGGAGCGGTCGGATTCTCCGTGGTTTTTTGGGCGCTACGGCTTTGTGCTCCGCGATCCGCAACCGCTGCCGTTTCAACCGTGCAAAGGGCAGCTTGGGTTTTTCAGGATATAACGCCGAGATCACGGGCGCGAAGCGTCCGCGTGGATTTGCTGGTTAAATTGCGCTTTTGGAAAGGGAATGGTCATGGAAAAAACCAACGTAAAAATCATTGAAGGCCCGGTGCGGGTGGAAGGAGCACTGTATGCCGGGCGGGCGTTTGGAATCAACACTGGTGCCATCAATGCGGTCATTTGCGCAAACACCGACGAAGAGCTTATCTGGCTATGGGATCAAATATTTCCCGGCGATAAGCTGGATATGACAGAAATCAAGAAAGTTGTCATCGGACAGCCGGAGAAAATGACCAAGATATCCGAAGCAATTTAACATTGTTTAGGCGGCCAAGACAGACGTTCAAAGCCCGCTTGATATGCGGGGAGTAGTAGGTGTGTGAACGACTATCTATAAACTTTTCCCGTAAACATTTTTTCTTGGAATACTTTTAAATATAGGATTTTTGTGTTAATCCGGCACCATGAGACCCAAAGGTGACGGGAAAATTCAGCGGGCAGGAAACGGGAAGCGGCTTCTCATCGAGGCCGCTTTTTCTGTGTGCGGAGGGAGCCATGGCCGCTCCTAAAGGAAATCGGTTTTGGGAAAAGCGGTCCTCGCACGGGCGCAAGCCGATCTTTGCCGACCCGGAACATTTGTGGGACGCCTGTTCACAATACTTCCAGTGGATAGATGACACCCCGCTTCATGAAGCCAAGGCCTTTAGCGTCAAAACTCATGTGGAGATCGTCAGTCTGCCGAAAATGCGGGCGATGACCATTTCCGGACTCTGCATCTTTCTGGATATCGATCGAACCACTTGGTTGGATTACAGCCGAAGAGAAGATTTTATCAAGACCGTCACGCGCGTAGAGGAGGTTATCCGGGAACAAAAGTTCACCGGCGCGGCTGCCGACCTGCTCAATCCGAACATCATCGCGCGGGATCTCGGTCTGACCGATAAGCGGGAACTGTCGGGCAAGGTAACCCTGGAAGATCTGATTGTGGGAGACGCTGCCGAATGAGCAAGACCGCTGCCGCCCATTCCAAACTCCGCGCCTGGCGGGAATACCCGGCTCAGTTCGTTCATGACAATTTCGGTGTGGACCCTGATCGGTGGCAGGTCGAGGCCCTGGCCGCATTGGGAGGAGAAGCCAACCCCCGCCGGCGGCTGTGCATGAAAGCCTGTACCGGCCCGGGAAAGAGCGCCGTGCTGGCCTGGATCGGCTGGCACCGGCTCTCCTGCTTCGCGGCCAAGGGCGAGCACCCCAAGGGAGCGGCACTCTCCATTACCCGCGACAACCTCAAGGACAACCTGTGGAGCGAGCTGTCCAAGTGGCAGAAGCGCTCCGAATTCCTCTCGTCCCAATTCACCTGGACCAAGGAACAGATTTACGCCAACGACCACGCCGAGACCTGGTTTCTCTCGGCCCGCTCCTTCGCCAAGGATGCTGACGCCGAGGTCATCGGCCGCGCCCTCTCCGGGCTGCACAGCCAGTTTCCGTTTGTGCTGCTGGACGAGATCGGCGACATGCCCCTGGCGGTGGGCAGGGCCGCCGAGCAGATCTTTACCGGTTGTCCGACCGATGCGCTGATTGCTGCCGCCGGCAACCCGACCAGCACCGGCGGACTGCTGTACCAGCTGTGCAACGCCCTGCGCGAGCAATGGTCGGTGATCACCGTCACTGCCGATCCGGACGATCCGCAGCGCACCTCAAGGGTCGATATCGAGCTGGCCCGCGAGCAGATCAACACCCATGGTCGGGACAATCCTTGGGTCATGGCGACCATTCTCGGACTCTTTCCCCCTGCGGGCTTCAACGCTCTGCTGGGGATCGAGGAGGTCGAGGCGGCCATGAAGCGTTTCTACCGTATCGACCAGTACAGCCATGCCGCCCGGATTCTCGGAGTGGACGTGGCCCGTGAGGGAGATGATCAGAGCGTGATCTTCCCCCGCCAGGGACTGGTGGCTTTCCGGCCCAAGGCCTTCCGCAATGTGCGCTCCAACGTGCTGGCCGGGCATGTGGCTCAGGCCGAGGATAAATGGCAGGCGGACGGGGTGATTGTCGACGGGACCGGCGGATGGGGCAGCGGGGTGATTGACGCTCTATCGACCATGGGCCGTTTGGGCCTGGACTGTCAGTTCGCCGGCAAAGCCTTCTCGCCCAAATACGCCAACAAACGGGCCGAGATCTGGTTCGAGATGGCCGAGTGGGTCAAGAACGGCGGGGCCCTGCCCAGCGTGCCGGGGCTGGTGGCCGAACTGACCACGCCGACCTACACCTTCAAGGGCGACAAGCTGCTGGTCGAAGCCAAGGACCAGATCAAGAAACGGCTCGGCCGCTCCCCTGACTATGCCGACGCTTTGGCGGTGACCTTCGCTTTCCCGATTGCACCGAAACCGCGCCATGCACTGCCCCGACCGAATGCCGGCAGTGAATACGATCCTGTGGCCAGGGCCGCCGAACAGTTGCGGGCCGCGGCCAGGCAGAGTGACTACAACCCGGTAGGAGGGATGTGATGCAGACGATCAAAGGAACAGCCGTTCTCACCTGTGACGGTGGTGGCTCGCCGAAACCTCCTCCGCCCCCCGCGCCTCCTCCCGAGGAGCAGGACCCGGCGGTGGTCGAGTCCCGGGACAACGAGCGGCGCCGCAGACGGCGGGCGGCTTCCAACACCTTTTTGACTTCGTTCAGTGAAACCGGTTCGGACCAGGCTCCGGCCACGGCCGTAAAGACGTTGCTCGGGCAGTAGCGCCGGGCGAAAGGGCTTCGTCATGAACAGCAGCGAGAACCGGGATATCGTGCAGAAGCTGGAGGCCAGGCGGGTGGCGCTCGAAACCGAGCGGTCCTCGTTCATCAGCCACTGGCAAGAGATCAGCCAGTACATCTCGGTGCGCACCTCCCGCTTCCTGCACGATGAGCGCAACAAGGGCGACAAGGTCAACCAGATGATCATCAACGAGACCGCCACCCTGGCGTTGCGCACCCTGGAATCGGGGCTGATGGCCGGGATGAGTTCTCCCGCTCGGCCCTGGTTCGTACTCGGCCCACCCGATCCGGAGATGGCCGAGTTCGGTCCGGTCAAGGACTGGCTGGACACCGTAACCCGCATGATGCGCGAGGTGTTCGTGCGCTCCAACCTCTACAGCGCCCTGCCCAAGGCCTACGGGGCGCTGGGGGCCTACGCCACGGCCGCCTTCGGCGTGGTGGAGGATGAGCGCGAGGTGGTGCGCTTCTACCCCTTCCCGGTCGGGTCGTTCCTGATCGACTGCAACGAGCGCATGAACGTGGACACCCTGTACCGCGATTTCTCCATGACCGTGCGCCAGTTGGTGAGCAAGTTCGGCAAGAAGAATTGCTCCCCGGCGGTGCAGAGCGCCTGGGACCGGGGCAATTACGGCACCTGGATTCCGGTGGTGCACAGCATCGAGCCGAACTTCGCCCGGATGGCCGGCAAGCTCAATGCCCGTGACAAGGATTTCCTGTCGGTCTATTACGAAAAAGGCCACCAGGAGCCGCTGCGAGTCGCTGGGTTCGATGAGTTCCCGGCTCTAGCCCCGCGCTGGCACGTCAACGGCGAGGATGTTTACGGCACTCGCTGCCCCGGTATGGACGCCCTCGGTTCGGTCAAGGCGTTGCAGCTGGAAGAGCGGCGCAAGTACCAGGCGATCGATAAGATGGTCAACCCTCCTCTGAACGCCGACGCCTCTTTGCGCAACACCGGGGCCGACATGCTGCCCGGCGGGGTCAACTGGATCGCCAACCTCTCCCAGTCGGCCAACGCGGGCGTTCGGCCGGTCTATGAGATCAATCCCCGGCTCAATGAGCTGATGCTGGACATCAAGGAGGTCGAAGGGCGCATTCGCCGGACCTTTTTCGAGGACCTGATGCTGATGCTGGCCCGGGGGGAAAACTCGCAGATGACCGCTCGCGAGGTCGAGGAGCGCCACCAGGAAAAGCTGTTGGTGCTCGGGCCGATGATGGAGCAGCAGAACGATGATCTGTTCGATCCGCTGATCGATCGGGTGTTCAACATCATGCTGCGCCGCGGTCTATTCCCGGAACCGCCCGAGGAATTGCAGGGCCAGCCGCTGCGGGTGGAATACGTCTCGATCATGGCGCAGGCACAGAAGCTGATCGGCGTGGCCGGGATTGAACGGTTCATCGGCTTCGTCGGCAATCTGGCCGGAATCAAGCCGGAGGCCTTGGACAAGGTTGACATCGACCAGGCGATTGACGAATACGGCGAGATGACCGGCGTGCCGTCCAAGATCCTGGTGCCGGACGAAGAGGTGCTGGAGATCCGCCGCGTTCGGGCCGAGGCCCAGCAGGCGCAGCAGGCTGCAGCAGCCATGCCGGCCGTCAGTCAGGGGGCGCAGGCGGCCAAGGCCCTGTCCGAGACCAACGTGACCGAGGTGAACGCCCTGACCCGGCTATTAACCGGCATGGGAGGCTAAATATGCTCGACGCTGTCAGTTCCGAGGATCAGCTGCGGCAAACCCTGTTGCGCGATGATGCCGCACGCGTACTGCAAGACCAGATCGTGCAAGCCGTGGAGATCCCCGGCCGCAGTGACAAGCTGCTGTCCGAAGCGGCTGTTTTGGTGAATCTGCCGGTCCATATAGGCCCCAGCCCGCCCGAAACCGTCTTCCCGGGCCGGTTGTGGATTGACACTTCTGAGGAGTAGCCCACATGAGCGTACAACTATCTGTTGCAGTTAGAAACGCCCGACTTGATGCCATTGAAACCGTGGTCGGAACGACCCCAAAACTGCAGATCCGTACCGGGGCGCCTCCGGCGGATTGCGCACAGGTTGATTCCGGCACCCTGCTCACCGAGATTGATCTGCCGTCCGATTGGGCCGCTGCGGCTTCCTCCGGCAGTAAGGCTGGGGCCGGGTTGCCTTGGGCCTTCACGGGCGTGGCCACCGGTGACGCCGGGCACTATCGGCTGAAAGATTCTGCGGGCACGACCACCCACGAGCAGGGCACGGTCACGGCAACCGGCGGTGGTGGCGACTTGACACTGGACAACGTGAGCATCGCCACGGACCAGACCGGCAATATCACCACCTGGACTAAAACCGACGGGAATGCCTGATTAGGGTACCATAACTGACTATCGCCGAAATCACGGAGGGATTCAATGGCGAGTAAAGCATATTTAGAGAATCTGGATACCATCACTGCCATCCCTTCGGATGTGGTGCCGATGACCGGCTATACGGACGAGACACCGGCAGTTATCGACCGTACCACGGACGTCGGCAGTGAGAACGCTATCGGTTGTGATCGTGTGCAAGTCTTTGCCGATATCAGTTCTGGGCCTTCCGCAGCCACCGCTCTGGATGTTTACGTGGAGTGGAGTTTTAACAGCACCGATTACAGTGCAAAAGAGTATGCCGGGACCATCCCCGTAGCAGTTTCCCAGACCGGTTATACGGTTCCAACTACTGTTTTGCTTGTCGCTCCGTACTGCAAGCTCTATCTACAAGCACCTTCGGCCATATTGACTTGCACTACCTACGCCAGCCCGGAGCAGTGGGAAGGACAGTAAATGCTTATTCGGACTTCTAAATTTCCCGGATGGGGCAAAGTAAAGCCCCGCCAGTGGGGTCCGCTGTCGGCGGTGCGCTCGGCGGTGTTTCGCAATGCGGAGCGGATGGGGATTGATCCGCGGGATATTGCCGGTGTGGCAACTGGGTGGCACTTCCACGATGTTATGACCGCAACAACTCCATCGTTCAGTTCGGGCACGTTATCTCTGACTACCCGGGGGGTTTTGCTGGATGGTGGTTATGCGACATATGCGGCAAACAAGACCATAGGCACCGCAAGCCAGCCCTATTCATTCTTCACCGCATGTAGGCTTCCGCAAAACCTGGGCACAACCCGGCGCTGCGTTGGGTTATCGTTCGGCAATACGTACCACACGTCCCTTGAGGTGCGGAAAAGCTTTATTGATAATAACGACACGTATAACTACATAGAATGCGGCGCAACCGATGCCGGTAGATTGAGATTGGTAGAATCGGCCCTCGGGGGTGGTTTTGGCGCTGGTGGCGGGATACTTGTTATGGCAGGTGGTGGCCAAGGGTCCACAGCGGATATTGTGGCCCAGTTGCAGGGGTCATCTACCGTAGCCACTATTAGCGGGGCGTGTACCTCGTCTGCGTCGGCTCGCGACAACTTGCGCCTTGGACGCACAACAAGCGATGGCGCGGCATATTCCGAGGTGATGCTCTCTGTAGCGTTTGTTACCAGACTGCCAGCGGCTCTGATGCAAGAGCTTGTGCAGCTTCCCTACGCGCTCCTCATGCCCAACCCCACTCCCGTGTTTTTCGATCTGGCGGCGGGGGGAGGGCTTTCCGGCGAAAGTTCGGTAACACTCGCCCCGGTCGTGCAGATCTCCACGGGTTTATTGCAACTGGCCGGCGGATCGACGCAGACACTCGCCACAATCATCATCTCCGCCGATGGCACTGTAATGGCCTCAGGGGCTCATGCGGTGATGTTGGACTCAGTAACCGCCGGAGCAGAGGGCGATCTGTTGATCGCCGGGGCGCATGCTGCGGCGCTGCAATCTCTGCAAATGACCGCGGCAGGCGAGTTGAGCGGAACTCTTCAAGGGAGCAGCGTAGCGACCTTGGAAGCTCTGGCGGCGCTGCAGGCCGGTAACCTGCTGGTATCCGGACAAGCCAGCGCCACCTTGGACGGTGTGCAGGCTGTCTCCGAGGGGGTTAATTTTGCGGCAATAGGCACCCTGAAAGTCTGGACCGGCGACAGATGGGCGAGAGTGCGGGGGTTAATTTTGCGGCAATAGGCACCCTGAAAGTCTGGACCGGCGACAGATGGGCGAGAGTGCGGATATGATGGACCGGCAACAGGAGATCAACGATCTGAAGACGGTGTTGTCCACCCGGGCCGGGCGTCGCTATCTGTGGCGGCTGTTGGGTCAAGCCGGGGTATTTCGGTTGTCCTTCGTGGCCGGTGCGCCGGATGCGACCGCTTTTAACGAAGGGGCGCGCAATCTCGGCCGGTCCGTGATGGCCGAGATCATGGACGAGGCCCCTAACAGTTTTCTGGCCATGCAAAAGGAGGCAATAGACGATGAACAACGACGCAGAGAAGAAGAAGCTCTGGCCAAGGCTGGGCGCAGCGATACTGACGACTGAAGACGAAAACACAGCCGGTGATGCAGCAGGGACTGGTGAAGAGGCTGGCGGTGAGGGGCAAGAGAGCACTGTCACAAAAGAAGCAGCCGCTGCTGCGGAAACTGGCGAAGAAAGCAAAAAAGGTGAAGAAGAAGGTAAGGGGGAAAATCAGACCGGCGCCCCCGAAGCCTACGCCGATTTCACCGTGCCCGAAGGCTTGCAGCTCGACCAGGAGTTGATGGGTGAATTCACCCCGCTGGCCAAGGAGTTTAACCTGCCGCAGGAACAGGCACAGAAGCTGATCGATCTGGGCTCCAAGATGGTGCAGAAGACCATGGACGGCATCTACGCCAAACACCAGGAGCAGGTCGGCAACTGGCTCAAGCAGGCCGAAGCCGACCCGGAGATCGGCGCCGACATCAAGCTGGGCGAGAAGTCCGCCGCGCTGCGGGCCTTCAACACCATCACCGGCGGCGACGAGAAGGCTAAGGAGATGGTCAACGAACTCGGCATCGGCAACCATCCGGAGTTTTTGCGCATCTTCTACCGCGTGTCCCAGCACATGCGGGAGGACACCTTTGAAATACCCGGCACCGGAGGCCAGGGCGGCAAGTCGGCCGCCGAGACACTGTATCCCTCTATGAGCAAGAAGTAACCAACCCCCGAAAGGAGCACCACCATGAACAAACTTTGCGTCATCAGAGGTGCGGCGGTCGTTACCACGACCCTGGCCGAAACGCACCCCACCCTGCTGGATTTGGCCAAGGTCATGGACCCCAACGGCCAGGTGGCCAAGGTCATCGAGATCCTGCACCAGCAGAACGAAATCCTCGCCGACATGGTGTGGATGGAGGGCAACCTGCCGACCGGGCATCGGGCCACCATCCGCTCCGGCATCCCCGAGCCGGTGTTCCGCAAGCTCTACGGCCGGGTGCAGCCGGCCAAGAGCGAGTTCGTGCAGGTCACCGACAACTGCGGCATGCTGGAGGCCTACCCGGAAGTGGACAAGGCCCTGGCCGACCTCTCTTCCAACCCGGCCGCGTTCCGGCTCTCCCAGGAAGCCGGGCACATCGAGGGTTTCAACCAGAAGCTCTCCCGCTATGTGTTCTACGGCAACGAAGCCACCGAACCGGAGGGCTTCACCGGCCTGGCCCCGCGCTTCAACGACCAGAGCGCCCAGAATGGCGGCAACATCCTGACCAGCGCGGCCACTCCGGACGGCAATGACAACACCTCGATCTGGTTGGTGGTCTGGGGACCGACCACGGTCTGCGGCATCTATCCCAAGGGCAGCAAGGGCGGTCTGCAGCATACGGACAAGGGCCAGGTGACCAGCGAGACCGCCGACGGCATGATGGAGGTCTACCGCTCGCACCTCAAATGGGATTGCGGTCTGCATGTGGCCGACTGGCGCTACATCGTGCGGATCAACTTCGACCTGGAAGATTGTATTGCCTCCGGTGCCACCGGCCCGGTGCTCGATTCGCTGATGCGCCGGGCGATCCGTCGCATTCCCAGTCTGGCCATGGGCCGCCCGGCCTTCTACGCCAACCGTGACGCCCTGGACGCCATCGACGACCAGGCGTCCAACAAGGGCACTTTGGCCTTCAAGACCATCGAAGATGCGCAGGGCAAGTTGGTCAACACCTTCCTTAAGATTCCGATCCGCCGCAGTGACCAGATCTTGAGCACCGAGGCGGGCATCTAATTCACAAGGGGGAGTGACCCTCCCCCTTCCCATTTTGAAAGGAGCACGACCATGATTCTCGATGAACGACTCGAATTCTGCGACGCCACCACCCTCAACACCGGGGCCGCCGACACCTACCTGATCGGGGATGTCATTGACCTCGGCGTCTCCCGCGATATCGGCAACGGCGAACCGCTCTACCTGTGCATTCAGGTCGATACCGCTGTGGATAGCGCCGGGGATGGGGTAACGCTGGAATTCGCTCTGGCTTCCGATGCACAGGCGGCCATCGCCGATGACGGCACGGCTACGGTCCATTTCTCGACCGGGGTGATCGCCCAGGCCACCATGGTTGCGGGGGCCAAACTCGCCATGGTCGCGTTGCCGCTGGGTACCTACGAGCGGTATCTCGGCATTCTGCAGACCACTGCCGTCGAAGCGGTCACGGCCGGCAAGGTCAACGCCTTCCTGACCAAGGACCCCCACGGCTGGGCGGCGGCTGACGACGGGATTTAACCAGTAAAGGAGGGTGAGCCGTGAGACGACGTGCTACCAGAGCGATTTTTGTTGACGGGGCGCTGCGGGCCGAGGGGGGGGTGTTCGAGGCCTCCCGGGCCTGGAAGTACACCGAGGACCCGGACGGACCCAAGAAGGAGGCTGCCACCACCAAGAAGGAGGCTGCCTTCGACCGCAAAGCCGTCATGGGCGAACTGACCGCCGCCGGGGTGGAGTTCAAGGGCAACGCCTCCAACGAGGATCTGGCCCAGCTTCTGGCCGAGGCCAAGAAACGGGCCGCCCCGGCCGCCGCCCCTGCCCCGGGCAAAGAACCGGCGGGGGTTGGGGATCAGGACGTGATCTGACCGATTGACTGCTTGATCGAGCGCCGGAGCATTCCGGCGCTTTCTTGAGGCGGTGAGTCGGGCAGAGATACCGGGGAGGTCAGGTATGGCTTTTGATCCGTCAGGAATCATCATCGGGGGTGTCATGGCTATCAGC